GGATTTGACGCCAACTTTCCAGAGTGGGTGTCGCTACAAGCAGATTATTCGGAAAATACTCGCATGGCTGAGTCGGATGTGCAGGAAGCCAGACGATCCATGAGCAAAGCAGAATTTGAGCAAGAATACTTGGCCAGTTTCACGGTATTTGAGGGTCAAATTTATGCACTCACCGAAGCTAGTGTAGAACAGATGCCAGCGGGCACACGTGGTGAAGCCATTGCTGGTTGTGACCCTGGCTATCGTGACGCTACCGCATTTGTGGTAATTGTTTACGATTTTGCTAGTGATGTATTTTGGATTGTAGACGAGTACTTGGAAGCAGAACGGACTACTGCTGAACACGCAAGTGCATTTCGTGAACTGTGTTTACGCTGGGGTGTTGAAGTTATTTTTATTGACTCGGCAGCAGCACAATTTGCCAGTGACCTTGCCTACCAATACGACCTTTCAACCACCAAAGCCAAAAAAGATGTTCTACCCGGAATCGCCTATGTGCAAACACTGGTAGCGCAAGGAAGGTTGAAGATTGCTCCTCATTGCCAAAACGTACTAGCCATGTTTGATCAGTATCGCTGGGATCAGCGTGAGGGTCTACAACGTGAGCGTCCACTGCACGATGAATATTCCCACATGGCCGACGCTGTTAGATACGCACTTTATACGTACACAGTCTAGGTAACGAAAATATTACCTTGACATTTTTCTGCCTATAGAGTATAATACTAGTAATTGCACGAAGCATGCCAATAAAAAATTTATGGCATAAGGGATTCCAATGACACAAGAACAATATACAAATTTATTAAAGGTCGCATTTGCGTCCGAATATGCTTTTTACTTAAAAGCACAAAACTTTCATTGGAACATAGAAGGATACTTATTCCCTCAGTACCATGAATTTTTTGGCAACATCTACGAAGAAGTAGGTGCTAGCATTGATACCTTTGCTGAACAACTACGCGCAATGCGTATTTACACACCTGCGGCTTTTACCACACTTGATGAACTCTCAGAAGTTGAATGTCAAGAACAAGTACCTGATGGTATGCAGATGACGCAAGAATTACTGGCCGATAGCGACTTAATGGCAGAAATGTTTAAAACTGTTTATCAAGCAGCAGACGCTATGGGCGACTACGGTTTAGCTAACTTTTTAGCTGATCGCCAAAATGCACATCGTAAACATTCATGGATGTTACGCTCAACATTAAAATAAATGGCAAAAAATACAAACAAACGGATACCAGTAAAATGGGTACGTGATCGGGCTAAAGCAGCTTACGAGAAACAAAGTCATTGCTGTATCTGCGATACGGACAAAGATTTGGAACTCCATCACTTACATTCCGTTACCATACTGTTGGAAAAATGGGCTGAACGAAAAGGCTATGATATTTCTACCGATGATGGTATTCTTGCTGTAAGAGATGAGTTTATTGCTGAACATCATGACGAGCTGTATGTGCAGGTTTACACCCTTTGTAACCCTCACCACGTTGCGCTTCATGGTGTTTATGGTAAAGCTCCTAAACCTGGATCGGAACCGAAACAGGCTCGATGGATCGAGTTACAGCGTGAAAAACATTTAAATGGTGGTCGTGCAATACCCAAAACAAGTTCAGGTAGTTTTTTCTCAGAATTTATCTAAAGGGAAATTATGAACTGGATTACAAAAAGCACTGCGTGGGTTCGAGAAAAGCTTAACCCAGCGCAAGAAAGAATTGCAAACTCTGAGGGCAGTAGAATTGGTACTACTGCTAAAATTGGTTATCAAACGGCGTTCCAAAAGCTGGAATGTGTTAACCGCTCAGTAAACATGGTAGTATCAGCCTGTGCAAGCCTGGACTACGATGTAAAAGACAAAGTAAATGATGGAATTGTTGCTGGTGTTCGCCAAAAGCAACTGAATACTCTCTTAAACTTTAGACCTAACCCTTATCAGTCGGCACAAGAATTTCGCATGGCGATTTTCCAAGACTTGATACTTGAAGGCAACGTGTTTATCCACTTTGATGGCGTATTCATGTATCACCTTCCAGCCATTAACGTACAGATTCAGCCAGATACTAAAACATTTATCAAAGGCTACTTGTACCAAGGCTTAACAGAGTTTAAAGAAAACGAAATCTTCCATTTTAAAGATATTAATTCTAAGTCTATCTATCGCGGTAGCTCTAGACTTGAATCCGCAGATCAGTCGATTAGTCTACTGTATGCAATGAAAGAATTCCAAGACCAGTTCTTTGATAATGGAGCTGTGTTTGGTTTAGTACTAACCAGTGAAAATACTCTTTCACAGGTTGCCAAAGAAAAGACCATTCAATATTGGTTACAGAAATACAGCGCCAAATCTGGCGGCAAACGCCCAGTAATCTTAGATTCTGGACTTAAGCCTCATGCTATTTCAAATACAAGTTTTAAAGACATGGACTTCGATCTTTCGATGAATACCCATGCTCAAACTATTATGCAAGCTATTGGCGTTCCACCAATCTTATTGGAAGGCGGAAACAATGCTAACATCAGCCCAAATTTAAGACTATTTTATTTAGAAACGGTAATGCCTATTGTTAGACGTTTTACGTCTGCACTAGAAAGATATTACGGTTACGACATAGAAGCAATTACAAGCTCAGTTTCCGCACTACAACCAGAATTAAAAGATATTGCTGCATACCATTCAACATTAGTTAATGCAGGAATTATTACAGCAAACGAAGCACGACAAGAATTACGTTATGCCCCTATTGAAGGTCATGACGATTTAAGAATACCAGCTAATATTGCTGGTTCAGCTGCTAATCCAGCTCAAGGAGGACGTCCCGCCTCCAATAAAGAATAACAAGGGGTATTATGGTAGATAAAAACAAAGTACTCACGCTTACGAGTACATTCACAAAAAGTAACGAACTACCTACCAAAAGCGACATTATCGAATCTATTACCATTGAAGGTTACGCAAGTACTAACGATGAGGATAGACATGGGGATATCGTACCTACCAGTGTTTGGGAAGCGGGTATTAAGAATTACTTGAAAAATCCAGTAATTCTAGCCTATCACGAGCACTGCGAGCCTATCGGTAGGATGGTAGAACACAGAATTGACGAAAAGGGATTGTGGATCAAAGCCAGAATCTCGGCAGCAGCAGAGGATGTGTTCAATCTTGTAAAAGACGGCGTATTAACTGCATTTAGCATTGGCTTCCGCATCATTGATGCTGAATACAATTCAGCTGCAGAGCTGTTTGTAGTAAAAGAACTGGAATTGCACGAAATCTCTGTTGTGTCAGTGCCAGCAAATCAAAATACAATTTTCAGTCTTTCTAAAGCATTTAATACTGCTGAAGAATTTAAATCTTTCAAAATGCAATTTGCACCCAAAAGCGAATCAGCTAAAGGGCTAGAATCCTCTACGGAAGCAAAGAGCGATATTAATAAGGAATGGAACATCATGGATCCAAAAGAATTAGAACAAATGTTGGCTAAGGCTGCTGCTACAGCTGCTGAGCAAACTGCAAAAGCAATTGCCGAACAACAAGCAAAAGCTGCTGCTGAGCAAGCCGCAAAAGAAAAAGCACAAGCTGAATTTGACGAAAAAGTCAAAGCAGCTGTTATCACCACTGGTCAATCCGGTGCAGAAAAACTATTGGCTGAAGTTGAGAAGCGTTTAGCTGAACAAGAAGAGTCAAGCAAGACAGTTCTAGCTGGTCTAGAAGCTGCTCTAAAAGAGAAGGCTGCTGAAATCGAAGCTATCACAAAGTCTAAGATGTCTTTTGCAGACAGCAAAGACGGTATGGCTTATGCTGATAAAGAGAAGGCAGTTATGCTAGCCAAGATGGCTGGTAAGTCTGTTGAAGGCACAAAATTAGGTCGTGAACTAGTACAAAAGTACGGTGCACACGTTCCTTCTGCTACATGGGAACTAGAAGTTTCTTTAAACCTAGAATCTGAAGTTCGTCGTCGTTTAGTTGTTGCTCCTATTTTCCGCAACATCTCTATGCAGACTAACGTTATGACAATCCCAGTAAATCCAGAAGCAGGTACTGCTACTTGGGTTACTAACGCAGACTTTGGTGCCGCTCCTGCTACACTAGGTGCAGCTGGTCCTTCTGCTGGTAATACAGCTACTCATGCATTAAAAGAGATCACTCTAAATGCATACAAACTAGCAACTAACGAATACACAGCATACGAAGAAGAAGAAGATTCTTTAATCGCTTTAATGCCAGTTATTCGTGATGGTATGATCCGTCGTGTTGCTCGTGCAGTTGACAAGGCATTCCTATTAGGTGCTGGTTCTGGTTCTGACCCTGTTAAGGGCTTAGCAAACTGGGCTACTAACACCACAGCTACTGGTAACACAGTTGCCGCAGGTATGACTGTTGCTAAGATGCGCACTCTACGTCAAGGTCTTGGTGCATGGGGTCTAGACCCACAAGAAGTAGTTTATATCGTTAACACCGATACATACTACCAATTACTAGAAGACACAGTGTTCCAAACTATGAACCAAGTTGGTACACAAGCTACATTACTAACTGGCCAGATCGGTCAAATTGGTGGTAGCCCAGTTCTAGTATCTGCAGAATTCGCTACTCCAGCTTCTGGCGTTGCAGGTGCAATTTGCTTGAACCCAGGTAACTTCATTGTTGGTAACCAGCGCGGTCTACGCATTGATACCCAAGAATTAGTTGAAACACAGCGTCGTGTAATGGTAGCTAGCCTACGTACAGGTATGACACGTGTTACAAATAACCTAGGTAACGCTGTTACAGCACACAAGTACACAGCAAGCTAATCAATTAAGTTTGTTAATATTGACAGGGCTTTCGAGCCCTGTCTTTTAAAAGGATTCCTAGAGTCCTTTTAAAAGACAAGAGAGGTAAACATGGGATTAAATCTAACAACAAAAGCAGACTATAAAACCTATGCTGGAATTAAGAGTACTAATGAAGATGCTGTTATTGATTTTATCATTCCCAAAGTTTCTGACTTAGTAAAAAATTACTGCAATAGAACATTCGTAGATTACTGGATAAACCCAAAAACAGAAATCTTTAACGGTGGTGAAAAAAAGTTTATTTTAGCAGAAACTCCTGTAGCTACAATTAATAGCGTACAAGGCAGTACTGAC